CTGTTGTTCATCAGAAGTTTGAAGTACCTGTCGAAATCGTACAAACGGGAAACGCCTTTGCGGATTCCGCCCAGCTTGGTCACGCGATCAGAGCACATGGCCTGCATGCCCATCCAGAGCGTCTGCACGGCCATCGGCTTGGTAGTTGCTACCACCTCGATCCACGCGATGTGACCATTCGGATCGTCTGCGTAGATATCCTCCGCATCCTCCGCGGAGCTTAGGAACCGCACAGCGCCCACACCGCAGCACTCGCCATTCTCGTCTTTAACGATACCGATCTGGCGTTTCGCGTTGAAAATACCGATCCAGTTGAGGATCTGGTCATCGTTCCACGTGGAACAAGTGGGCCACTTCTCCTTCAGCAGCTTGGCCGCGGCTAGGATTGTGGGATGCGGGGTCATTGCTGGGGACGAATGGAATCGACGAATCCGGACAGGATCGTGGACTGGAGGCTCATGCGGCTTCCGCTGGTCGTGTTGATCTTGAACTGGATGTTGTTCCAACGCCCTCGGCTGATGAGGTTGTAAGCCGCCAGGAACTTCTGGGTGCTCGGGATGCTGATTGCGGGATCGATCGAGGTGAACGTCCCGCTCATGTTCGTGGCGTACGAGAGCGAGGCACCGATGCTCGTGGCATACGGGTTATCGAGCGCGATCTGGATGCTGTATCCGATCTTGTCCGGGATCGGTTCCCCGAGGTTGTACGCTTTGGTGATGACCGTGGACTGATACGCGCTGCCGCCATCGAGGTAGGCCGACTGCTGCACGGGGCTCAGGCGGGTGTTGGGCAGGTAGTCGTTGAACGACCAGACTTGGCCCGCACCTTCACTGAGCGAGATGATGTCGCCTGCGAACATGAGCACGGGGCCGAAGTTCGAGAAGGCGGTGGGAATGAAATCGTTGACCTGCCAGTTGTCCCAGTAACCGAGCCACGAGCGGGCCAGTGAGTGGTAGACGATGACCGCGTTGTTCTGGTTGAAGGTTCCTTCGAGTTCGATCGACGAACCCGATTCGAGCAGGAGCGCCTCCTCGCTCTCCAGTCCGATGGAGAACGGGCCGGCGGTGACGAACGGAACAGCCAAGAGGTAGCGGTTGTTCCAGAACACGCCGTCGCAGTATTCCAGCTTGGTCTTGTCGATGCGGCTGATCAGGTCGTTGATCGGGCTGCTGAGAGCGAGGCCGACGCTGGTCTGGGTGCCCGCTTGGATCTGGGCCATCGATCGGATGCCGTCGCGGGACAGGAAGAAGACATCGGCACCGACAGCGGTGATTGAGCGGTGCGAGGAGCATCCGATGTTGCCCGAGACGAGCGTGATGATCCAATCGGCGGGATCCTGCGTAGGATCGGCGTCCACGCTCCAGATCGAGCGTTCCTTGAAGACGAGGAGCTTGTAGCCGAACCACGAGTAGAGCCCTCGGATTGGATCGCCATCGCCACCGACACGGATGGAACCAAGCGGATCCCATGACTCGCCATCGAGGATATCCGAGAAGTACAGGGTATCGGGTTGGATGCTGGTATCCGCGGACACGGCCCACAGGCGGTTCGTGTGCGTCGTGAGATAGAGCGGCTTGGCGGGCGCAGCGAGCGAGACGAATGCTGCCGCGTGGGACTGGTTTGCCGGCGAGATGGAAACCGTTGGAGGCGTCGTGTAACCGCTGCCGGGGTTCGTGATTACAATGGAAAGAACGGCACCGTCCCCACCGATTCTCGCTTCTGCGGTAGCCGTGACACCGCTGGGCGGAGCCGATATGGTGATGGTAGGAATCGAGCTGTGACCGGACCCCTGATTGATCACATCGATGCGGCTGATCTTGCCAGCAGTAATTGCCGAGTTGGTGTTGGTGCTCGTGACATAACGCAGCGCGGTATAGCCGTCTGCGTAGAACAGCTTGTCGTTGAGCTGCGCGAAGTAAACGAACCGAGAAGCGTCGTTGATCGTCGAGCTGCTGATGATGTTGTACGAGACTCCGGGTGATCCGTAGTAGAGATCCTTGGCACCGGTGTTCCGATTGAGAACGGCGATGACGAGGCGCTCGGAGGCCGCGGTATCGAAGTAGAAGCCAGAGAAGACCTGCGAGTTGGTGGGCAGGTTACTGGCGAAGTTGGAAGTCGTGGACTCCCAGTTGGTGATGATGTCTTCCCAGTTGCGCGATTCGCTGTTGCCGGTCAGCGAGATGGTCCCGAGGCGCGTGACGAGGTTGCCGAAGTCGTCATAGTCCATGTTGATGGCCTCTTCCATGCTCGTGGCAGGAATGGCATCGGGACGAGTGGCAGAGATGACCCCGGTGGAGAAGCCGTTGCTTCCATCCAGAAGCAACTGGTCATCGAGCGCGTCTGAGGATTGGAAAGGCATTAGAGGATGTCCTGGAACGTGTAGTCGTAGAGGCTATCCGGGATGATGCGGCTGATCTGCTGCTGCTGGCCACGCTCCATGTCCTTCATGATGCTTACCTGAGCAGCGCCCTCTTGGAACTTGGCCTGCGCCTTGCCGTACTGCCTGCTGTATTCGAGGAGATCGCCTTCCGTGTAGGCCATCAGTGCGTTCTCGACGCCGCGTAGCTCGAAGTTGGTATCGTTCGAGATGGTCTGGGCTTCGCCGAACTGCCGCATCTGGGACTGCTTCTTGCCCAGGATGAACAGGGTGCCGTCGGTGTTCGGAGTCGGGATGAGCTTGATCTGGGGAACACCGGCTTCGCCGCAGGAGACTCCGAGGACGCGGGTCCAGTTAACGAAGTTACCGGGGGTAGACTTGCGGCTATCGACGTTGTTCCAGGTGTTGGGATCGAGCTGGAAGAACGAGACCCATTCCGCGGCGGGAACTTCGATGCCGTCGGTATCACCGGAGACCGTGAAGCGTGAGGCGACCGGGAAGTCCAGGAACATGTTGTAACCGGTCCCGGAGGCGTACATCGCGGTGACGTACTGCGAGATGGTGACGAGTTCTTGGCCGTTGGTGACCGGGGTGGAGACGACTCCGAGGGTATCGTTCCAGAGGCACGAGTCCCAGATCATCGAGTAGCGACGAATGCAGAACTTCTTGGCCAACGCGAGCGTGGCCGAGTCCGTGAACGAGAGCTTGTCGCAGGCCGCTTGGGCTACTTCTGAGGGTTTCATGCGAAGAACTCTTGGAGCGTCATCGTGGAGATCGTTGTGAAGCTAGATCCACCGTTTATCGCGTAGTTGAGGTACAGGTTCGTGACCGACAGCGGAGTGAAGATGTGAACCTTGTACGTTGTTGAAGTGGACGATGACGGGGAATCAAGGAACTCAATCTTCGTGTTGTTGATCGCATTGACCTCTCCGTCTTCGTAGCTTCCTGAAGCAATACCTTTCTGGCCTGTGCCAATCGAAGTGCCGATCTCGGTTCCGTTTCTGGTTACACGGAACAATACGAATTGAGAGGCGTTAACCAGTGTTGAGTAATTCAGGACAATGCTGACGAGAATCTTGGACGAAGTAGACCGAGGAGTGATCGACCTTGTTACAGAGGTGATCTCGGTTCCAGGACCAGTGAGTGATCCAGTGTAGTTGTATCGATCATCGGCAACCTGTTGAACGCACTGTGGGGCGTTGGATGAATTGATCCCGATCGACCCAACGGTCACGAGCTTCACCTTGCTGGAATCGTTCGCATCGGTGATCAGCACCTTATCGTTGGCCAGATCAACCGTGACGGTCGAAATGTTCGGAACGGTGATGTTGTCCGAGTTGAGAGTCAGCGTGTCGGTGCCGAAATTACCAAGCGTGGTATTACCGTTGGCCGCGAGGTCTCCGGTGAGCGTGGTATTCCCGGTGACTCCGAGCGTAGATCCCACGGTAGCAGCGCCCGTCACCGACACGCTCGCCAGGGTGGACAAGCCGGTCACACCGAGCGTGGTGCCGATCGTAGCCGCATTGGTAACCGCGAGACTGTCCAGCGTGGAAGCTCCGGTGACAGCGAGGCTTCCGAGAGTAGAGAGTCCTGTGACGCCCAGAGTGGTTCCGATGGTAGCAGCTCCGGTGACACCAAGGCTGGCCAACGTGGAGAGTCCGGTGACATTGAGGGTGCTGCCCATTCCGACTGCGCCGGTGAGCGTGGAGATGCCGGTGACGGACAGGGTGCCGGGGATCGTGAGGCCACCGGTGATCCCTAGCGTTCCACCGATCGTGGCATTGCCGCTGGTAATGAGCGAGCTGAGGGAGGTGGCACCGGTGACTGCGAGTGTACCGGCCACAGCCGTGTTGCCGCTGGCGCTAGCCACCGTGAACTTGCTCGTGGCGACGCTGAAATCGCCGTTGATGTTGGACGCAACCGTGGAGACTTGGAGCGCGGAATCGTTTCCGGAGCCGTCGCTGAGAGCCTTCAGACTAGCAGTGAGCGTGGCGTTATCGGTCGTCTTCAGCAGGCCAGTGTAAGTGCTGGCGACGGTACTGCCTGTGAGTGGGGTTCCCATACTATTCTCTTGGAGGTAGTGCGAGCTAAGACTTGTGAATTGTCACGCGGTTTCAGGCTTTAGGTTGGGCTTTTGCCTGTAGTGTGGGCAGGGGTAGGAAGTGCGCGTCGGGCAAGGCACCCGAAACTTTTTGACCTCCATGATTCCTTCCTCGACGGCCAAGTTCAAGAAACGGTTGGTCTGGGACTGCTTCAGCCCCCACTCGACAGCCCATTGCCGGCTGGTTTTCCACTCCGGTGTTGGGATCTCGATCTTGCGCTGAAGCTCCGTCCGGATGTGCTTCAGAAGCTCGGCAGATTCCAT